CACCTTCAAATATTAGAGGGATAACTTCTCTCTTGTTGATACTTGTTAAATCTGCTACTCTGTTTTGTACGAAGATATTTACTTCCTCATTACTCATGTCTGTGTTGGTTATTAAGTTTAACATTGTTTAAGTTTATTTTTTTATTTATCTATGAATTAATTCCAGCGACTAAATCCCGAAATAAGCATCGGAATTGAAACTTTTATTGCTGTCTCTCCTGTACCTGAACTCATTGGGTCAGATAAGAACTGGCAGTTGAATAATATATCCTTGAAGGGAAAAATTACTCCATTTTCTGATTGTAAAAACAATACAGAAATTGTGAATGGAGGCAGTGATAATGGATTACCACCAGCTGCTGCTGATATAGCTTTCCAATCTTCTGTCAACATCTCTATAGATGCTTCGTATGTGTATTGACCATATGAATACCCATAGACTTCTTGACCAGTTGTGTAGACTGGTTCTGCTTTTAATGTTCTTTTATATTCTAATTTGGTAACTGATTCTACAACATTGCCTGATATGATTACTTGTATGTTAGACCAGCTGTATATAGTTCCGTTGATTATTGCGCCTTGTGCTGCCATTTTATTTTAATTTTTTTTTTAGATAGAAAGAACATACCCTACAGTAACTAAAATATTTCTAGCTACACCGATACCAACAATTTCTACAACTATTGCTATCTGTCCTGTTGTTTGTACATTTTGATTTGGGTCAATTAATATTTTGTATGAACTTATCTCCTGAGCCAATACCATTGCATCAAGCGATGGTTTTTCACTATCTTGAAATATTGTTAATGCTTGTGGTGTTATTATACCATTAGATTCTAACAATATCGGACTGTTAATCAACGGAACTAATTCCAAATATGATTGTCTTACTACTTTATCTATTGTTCTAACTCTCTCGATGTATTTATAATCGCTATTAGATAATGCTGCTGTCCAAGAGTTGTTAACCCATGTACCAGTAATCATTGGTCTTGATTGTAAAAATATGTAACCATAACCATCTAATTGCGTTAAAAGATTATTATTATTAGCATATAGTGTTGAGAATAAATTACCGTTACCAAATGCTGGTACTACAAATTCTGAACCATTTATAATATTATAATTTGCTACCCAACCAATGTTATCACTAACCTTAGATAATGAAACCAATCCCAGTACTGCACCATATCCAGTTACTGATGTACCTGTGTATAATGCTAAATAAGCTCCTAAATTGTTACCATCAGCACCTATTACGGTTGATACGTAAGGACAATTTAATGTTGTTAAATTTGGCAATGTTGACATATCACTTATACCACTGATATTAGCTGAATATATTACAGATGCTGGTGCATAATTACTAAACATTGTATTACCTATACCATTAATTGTACTAATGTCACTTGTAATATTTGATGCTGTAACTGATGCTACATTGTATATACCAAATTGTCTAATTGCATTTGATGACTGTTGCTGCATTAAGTTAATGTTGTTCCAGGAACCTACTGCACTTTGATACATCACCCACAAAACACCATTTGGATTTTCAGCGAAGAATTGTGCTATTTGATAATTTTCAACAACTCTTGGATCGATAACACCACCGCTAAAAGCCGTGATGGATGCGCTCACATTGATTACTACAGGTGATACTGAATTAACTAATGTACCTACACCAGATCTCGCTGTTACTGAAAATGTACCACCAGATAATGTACCTGCCGAATAACCAGATGTACCGATATTGATTGTATTAATTATGTTGTTTGTTAATATTGTTGCTGTTGAATCTGTTGACTGAACAGTATAAGATGCTAATGTAACAACATTTGTACCAGACTGAATAGCTGGTTCTGTTACTTTAACAGTTACTACTGTACCAACTGATGGAACTGATGCTGTTGATGATATAAATATCTGCCCAACAGCTTTTGTTTCACCCGAATAATCACCAACAATACCAAGCGATACAGCTTGATTTAAACTGAATATTTCTTTTGCGACTGAATATGAAAATCCAGTTGGTAAAGTAGCGGATGTAAATAACATTCCACTTATGTAATCATTGCCTGGTAGTGGTGTGCCGAAGCCACCCTGCCCAAGCACGAAATTTATATTTCTGCCAAAACTCATTTTAGTTAATTATTTTTTTATACTGCGAAACCTGATCCAACAAAATAAGAACCATTGAATTTGAAAGAATATTTCATGTTCTGGCTGTAGCCAACGCTACATGTTGTTGATGTTTGAACTGCAAATATTGCACTATCGAATACAACTGAATAAGTTGCTGCTGCTGCGCCTATTGCTAATACATCAAGCTGGTCACCAATTTCTGGAACTACGAATGATGCAGTAGATACTGTCAAATTAATTGAAGAAGTTAATGTACCCAAATTAAGTATGGTGTTATATTGTGATGTTGCTAATGAACATGTAGTACCTAAAAAATTTGTAGTAGGAACTGTTCTGTAATCATAAGCTAAATTTCTAAAAGTAGTATCCTGGTTTGCACCAACTGCGAATCTAACTGTAGTAGTTTGTATTGCCATTTTAATTATTTATTTTTATTTTTTAATTCTAAATTTATCAACTATTTTATCTGAGTCCATTTCGTAGATTATTTTGTCTTCTTCTTTTGGTACTTTTGATAATTTGTAAGCTTTTTTAGTTTCAGACCAAGTTGGTTCTACGGCTATTTTAGCATATTTTTCTCCGTTATGAATGTGTATATTATAAAAATATTCACCTTCTTGTGTGAAGTATACTTTGTTTACATGTAGACCATCTTTACTGTCTAAAAATTTACCAAGTGTTATCATCAAATCATCTGTGATTTGAAATTTAACCTTTTTACGTTGTGCTATTTCTTTTTGTTGTCTCATTGGTTAGTTAGATTTTTATTTAAAGTGTTACTTTAGGTAACCTTCATAATATTTTTTAATATTACTTCAAGTAACTCACTTAAAGTGTTGTACCTGTGAGAGTTGTATATAGTACCAATTGATCGCCATACCCTTGACTCGGATCGGCCTTTAATAAAAGTTTTATAAAATAAAGCTCACTATTATTCTGCACTTTTTGAAGTTGTATGTTATTTTCATCATCTGTAGAATTCAAGCCTAAAAATAAGTTAGAGTCAATATCTGGACGAGATATGCAACAAATTACACTATTGGAGGGTATCCCCTTGCAAACAACAACCTCATATCCACGGTATCTATTAATAGAACGTTCAGTTGCATCGTTATTTTTATACTGCATTTGAAAAGTCAAAAACGATTCGTATGCTAATTGTGTAGATGCGTTGATGTGAAATTTAACACCTTCTTTACCATACTTAAAAAGTAAAGCTTCAGGTACTAAATTTAAACATTGTTCGAATGGATAAAAACCATTCGTGCCAGAATATGTAGCAGTGATTGTAACTGCACCTGCAACCTGTAATACTGTATTATCAGCAAGCATTTTAACCATAAGACCATCAAAATATTGATACTGTTGATCAGTGGCTAACTGTCCCACCGAAGCAGCAGTTACGTAGTTTGGATTTTCTGGATTAAAGACAAGTCTCGATCTCCAAAGTGCTCTCTCATTCCATTCTCCCAATCTCCTTAAAAGTTGGTAAACAGTGAATGACTCAGCTGTTTCTGGAAGTGTTTCATCCAAAAGATTTTTGTTTAACTGATACGAGAACCAGTGGGTTTCGTAGTCTCTTGGGTTAAATTCTAGGTATACCATATAATCTTGAGGTTTCAAAACTGTTCTGTCAACCAAAATTTGACCTGCCGAAACTGGTGTCGCCATTCTAGCTTGCACGAAGGATGTAACATCAAGACGTGGTATGGAATAGTATTTTTTTATACCATCAATTACATAGATACAACCCTTCTCCACGGTGTCCATATCCAATGTGGTACGAACTATCATCGTATTTGCAAAGGTACCACTGAAATTCTGGTCGGTTATTGATAAACTTTCTGCCATTTTATTATTTTATTTTTTATTTACTTTTTGTATCTACATTTTTAGTAGATATTTAGTTTAACCTATTATTAAAAATTAGGCTTATCTAATATTAAATTAGACGATACTAATATTAAATTACTTTTTAAGTTTGTTTTGAATTTCTGCCATTTTCATTGCAACAGCATCAAATCTTTCGCCAATTTTTGTGTTAACTTTATCATTGGTGTCTATTTTAGCAGCTGTTTTATTTACTGGTAATTCATCGATTAGATCTTTAGCTAAATCAAAATCTGCGATAGCCATTGCTGTCCATTTTTCGATAGATTTTGCTTCGTTTTTGATTTTACCCATTTTAACGAAATTAGCAATCATATCTTTTGCTTTATCTTCTTTCATTTTATTCTTAAGAGAAGCAAGCTCGTTCATACAATCTTCGTATTTATCTTGCGCTTCTTTAAGATCTGCTTTCATTTTATCAA